ACACATACCAGCCGTATGGCGCTGCGTCGTCGGCGCCAGCGTGCAAAACCTTGTTACCGGTTAGCGTTAGGATATCGGTTAGCAGGATCTGTTCGCCATCGGTCGCAGTAGGGATAGCTGCGATTGTTCCGCCTATGAAAAGCGCGCCTGGCGAATACAGTAGCGACCACTGCGTATCGGTCGCAGTCGTACGATAAAACAGGTACTCGCGGCCGCCGTCCGGCTGGCGAATCACAAACCAGCTAATCGAGGTCGCTGCGACGTACTGCGACAGATCCGAAAACGATGCGATGTTATCGCCTGCGCCGCCGGTAGTACCGTCGCTCGAGCGCGGTACAGTCCAGCCAGGCCCGGTCGGCGATGCCGCGCGCATGAAATCCAGCCACTGAAATAGGTATTTCAAAACGCTATCCGTACCAGCGTCTGCAATCGTAACATTCGGGGCAAATCGCATCGTCATAACTAAACCTGTACCACTGTTAGGTTTCCGGAATCGTAATCGGCTATCTGTCGAATACCGATAGACAGCTTAGCGACCGCAGCTGGCGGCGCTGGCTGGATCGATAGGCGCACGGTTACATCGTCGACGCCGCTAATCGTGCCGCTCTGCAGCATGTCGTAAACGATACCGCGAAAGTCGAGCGCCAATACGTCGCGCCCTACTTCCTCGAAACCGGCCTGCGCTACCAGTATTACCTGCGCAGCGACTACCGCCTCTATGTTCGGCGTGATCGGCGATTCACTGGTCGAGGTAACGAGGTCGATTTCGATTTCGATATCTTGTACGTCGACGGTATCGAACGCAATTACGTGCGCAATTCCCTCGGTATCGATAGACGTACCGCTAAAACCTGTACCGTACGCTTGGCCGCCTGCGCCCATGGCGCTAAAGATGGCGTCGAATATCAGCTGCTGCAGCGCAGCGGTAGGTACGGTCGGCTGCGTCTGCGCTACCACGTTGAAAGCTTTAAACGGTATACCGTCGACGTCTGCAGGATTTACGCTCGGATTATGGTAGGCGTTTACGCCTATCACGCCGTCGACGCGAGATACTGCAGCTCGAATCGTCGCGAGCGGGCCAGTACCCTGCGAGAAAAGCTCGACGATTCTTCGCGCCCTTGCGTCTGCGTCGCTTTCCTGATTCCTGCCTAGCTCTGCGTCGTCGGCCGGATTGGTAAAGCCTACGAAGTTTGCGACCACTGTTACGACCGACCAGGATGTAGCAGCGTTAGCGAGCGTAGGCCCGGTATCTACAGCCTGGAATGTGGCAGCGAAAAAACCAGCGCCGCCAGCTACGACGGGCCCGTTTATCAATTTCCAAAGCGTATCGTTATCGCTGTTACGGATTAGGTCGCCATCGTTTAGCGATCCTGCTGCGCTAAATTCTGCCAGCCCATCGACTACGCTCGACAGAGCGCCTAGTCGCGTCGAGCCAGTAAGCGTAAGCAGCCTATCGAGCGCAGAGCCTATCGCGCCATTGGGGTCGAATGATCGGTAAACGGCTAGCAGCGTCTGCTGGTCGACTGCGCGCAGCTCTGCGACGATGTTTACCAGCTGGCCCATAATCGAATCAGCAGAGGTTTTAGTATTCTCGCCAAATGTCGCGCGAATCTTGGCGGCTAGCTCGTCTGCGATTTCCTGCTGCGTCTGCGTCGACAGGCCGGTAGTAGTTAGCTCGAGGGCCATTATGGATAGATCCTGTATCTGGTATTCAGCTGCGCGAAAAGCTCTGCGGTTTCTGCGTCGCTATTATACCGATCATACGCAGCGAACCAGCCAGGGCCCCACAATCCGCCGCCAGCTGGCGCAGCGCCTGCAGCAGATAGCAGCGTTAGCGGATAATCTGGCGCTACGTCTGCAGGCGCTGCAGCGTAGGCAGCTGTTAGGCCTGCTACGACTGCGCCGTTTATCTGCGTCTGTACGCCAGTCGCATCTAGTCGGATTGCGATAATCTTATCTGCGCTAGCTGCTACCGCAGCAGTTAGGTCGAGCGCGAAAGCGCCGCCGCCATTGGCTACGCGCAGCTCGAGGTTTCCTGCTACTCGACGCAGGCGTATTCCTACATCCGTCGACGCTGCGCCATCCATGGTAGCGAATAGCGCGCCGTCTGCGTCTGCTGGATCGGTAGTTACCACTGCGACGGTAGCGCCCAGCGCATTGTTTAGAAATTGCCAGCTCGAGGCAGCTGCAGAATGTAGCAGGAAATCGTCGACGCCATCCGGCGCCATGTTCTGCAGATTGTTTAGGCCTAGCGTCTGCAGTACTGGCGGCTGCTTGGTAGGCGCTGCTTGGTCTAGCGTGCCGCCTATCGCGCCCTCGTCGACCATGGACGCGATACCTACGTCGAGCGTATAGCGTCGTCGCTCGAGGTCGAGCCAGCTCTGTAGGCCATTGGCAGGCGGCACCCATGGCCCTGGCGGCGTAGGACTACCTGCAGCGAAATCGATAACCTGTCCAGATGCTAGTACGCGCCCGGTTATGGTTAGCGTGCGAGTTAGCGTATCCAGCTCGGTAGCTAGCTCGAGTACCTCTGTTACGCCCTCGCGGCCCTGGATAATTTCCGAAATGATAAAGCGAATCGCGTCTAGCGACGTACCGCGCTTAAAGATGATCTGCAGGTACGGTACGCCTGCGTTTCTGTCGTATGGCGTTTCGCGCAACCAGGTACGCAGAGCCATTTCGATATCCTGCCGGATGGCGTCGAAATCCGTAACAAATGAAAGCTCGCCGTTAGTCAGGTCGAGGTCATAATTTGTGAGCTTAAGATCCATTAGTCGAGGCCTATCCGTTCCTCTGCTGCTGGCCCATCTGTTGCGACGCCTACGTTGGTAGTAGTCTGTAGGCCTGCGCCAGCTGCGCCCATGGGAATCACTGCCTCGCCATTTGCTTTTATCTCTGCGATGATTCCTGCAGCGTAGGCGTTAGCTAGCACTGCCAGGCCCTTGCGTACCGCTGCGTCGTCGCTGTTTTTAATTGCGTCGTAGTCTGCGCCATACTCTGCAGACATACCTGCATCATGCGAGTCGTACAGCGTACGCGCCAGGCCGCTACCGCTAGCCGTACCTGCGTCGCTAATCGAAACGCTGCCAGCTGCCAGAGCCATTACTCGACCTTTCCTTTGATGCTGCCAATGGTAGTCGGCAGAATCAGCGCAATCTGCGCAAGCAGCGTCGACTTGAACGATGCGCCGCCATCCATTGGAACGGTAACAGTAGCGGTAACCGCAGTCGTTAGCGCCAGTAGCAGCGACTCTGCTTTCGTAATCGACTCGGTAGCGGTAGGGCCAAGCTTGATTAGCGGCGTACCTTCTATCACTGTACCGCCAGCTGGCGGCGGCGTTATCGGTTTCGCTGTCGGTCGCAGGCCTGGATAAAAAACGGAATCCTTTAGCGCATGCGTAAACGCGAAAACAGGATCGCTAGGTATACCGGCCTGCATCCATGCCTCGAGCGACCGGTCGCTAACATGCAGCAGGCCCGTATCGCCTGGCGTTAGCGGTATCGTTACATATCCCATAGAGCCGCTCATAAACTGCACTGGTATGCGCGATAGCGTAATGGGCGCGAGTACCGCCTCTGCGTTTGGCGGCACGCCCTTTAGCGTGAGGATATTCTTAGGTATGCGCGCAGCGTCGGTTACTCGTACGACTGGCAGCGCATCGACTGTTAGCGTCGCAGTCTGCGTAGCTGGATCGTAGGCAATAATCGTCGATGGTATATGCGTACGAATCGACAGCTTGATAGCTCGAGCTAGCGACCGATTGATATCGCTAAGAGCTGGCGTTTGGCTAAGGTCGTAGGCGTCGACCGATCTATTTTCGCGACCCATTAGAAAACCTGCAGCCGTCGAGCTATGCCGCTCATAGTGGAATTACCCTGCGTCGAGCCATCGAATTTAATCTGCTCGATGCGCATCGGCGCGCCGCCTATCGTTTTGATTACGCCCGTCTGGAAATCGAAATCTTGGAAAAGTACGAGGCTACCTGGCTGGACAGATGGCAGCGCGAGCGCCTCGAATTGTAGGCCGCCATCGTCCTGCTCGCGAAAGTCGAGCAGACCAGAAAAGGGCGCGAGCAGCGGCGGCGCGAACCCTGGCGGCGTAGGCAATATTCCGTTTTGGTACACTACGAACAATCCATCTTGTATGCCCCACGATAGGCCAATCGATGCGCAGATGGCGTCGAGAAATTCTTTAGGCGATTCATCGCCTGCGAATTGAAAGCTTGGCAGAGGCAGCTTGGCGGCCTGCTCGCCTATCTTGGCGAGCGCGGTAGGCGATGGGATGATAGGCGGCGTAAAGCTCTGCAGCGTTAGCACGATCATCGCAGAGAATCCGATAGCAGCAGCAGAGCCGCCAGGCGGCGGCGTATCTGCCAGAGGTTTCGCGCCATCGCCTAGCTTGATTAGCGTAAGAATGTCCGTGTTTTCCTTTTTGGTCGCTTGTACCTCCCAAATCTCGCCTACGAAAACTACCTCTGGTACGCCTACCGGCGCGAGGCCTGCCCATCCGATCTGTAGCGATACGATGATAGGTACAGGCGCAGCAGCAGCGACCGACAGCGACAGGCGCTGCGGCTTGTTTAGATTGTAGATAACGAGGTCGCAGGTATTCGGACTAGGCCCGATCTGCTTTTCGATGGACCAATCGATGCGCAGGCCCTGGCCGCTTAGGTTTTCGAGGATGATGCCAGGCGGCAGGATCTGTAGCGATGCGACTACGTTTAGAAATGGGCCAGCTGTAGGCATGGTTACGGTAGCCCATCGTCTACGAAGTAGTACAGCGCTGCTCTGCCCTCCGAAAAAGCATCGACGTCTGGATCTGCGCCATCGAGGCCTTTGTCGCGAATGAATAGCGCGCCTGGCGGCAGGTCGAGGTAGCGGTACGGATAGAGCAGGTTAAAACCGTTAGCTAGGCCTACGCCCTTGATTGATACCGAGCCGCCATCATTCTCGAGGTCGAAGTACCAGCTGTTATCGGCAGTGTTCGTGTAGAAATCGAACGTCCATCGATTACGCGATCCGTCTGCGTCTGGTAGCAGGACAGTCGTACGGAAATGCGAAACGCTAGCGTTAGGCTGTACGGTTATCGCTAGCAAGCTCATGCGCTCGGCCCCGATGTACCGCCAAGTCTAGGCGCGCCTGCGTCGGTACTGGCAGGCGATGCGCTTTCGCCAGCTGCAGACGTCTGCGACTGGCCGCCGCCGCTGCTTGCGTTGTTGCCAGGCGATTGCGCTGGATAGTCAGGCGCTAGCAGCTCGCCGCCGGTTAGCGGATTGACTAGTCGCGCCTCCTTTACCGTAATCGTTACGGTAGAGCTTTCGGCTAGGTTCGGATTCCAATTCGGCACGATTGACTCGATGAAACATTTACCGAGGCCTAAGCGCGGCGTAACTACCATGATCGGCGCTCGAGCATCTGCGATGCTTTTTAGGTTTCGGATGCGCAGCAGGTCGAGGCGCAGCGACGATCCAGGTACAGGCGGCGGCGGTATTACTGCCAGCGCTGCGCCGCCAGCGCTGCTAGGCGATGGCAGAGGCGCAGGCGGAAAATTCTGTAGCGGCGGCGTCGCGCCTAGCGTTCCTGTAATCGTGATTTTCTCGAGGCGCTTATGTACGTTGGTAGTTACGTCGAGGAACGACTGCAGCGGATGCTCGGTTACGTCGTAGGTATATGTCGCGCTTTCGCTGTCGACCATATCGAACGTAACGCGCAGCGGCGTTAGCCCTGGTATCAGGTCGATAAGCGGCTCGAGCGCAGCGACGCCTAGAGGATCCAGGCGGAAAAAACTGGCAGTGGTAGCGCCTAGGTTTCCTCCCATCGGAGATGGCACTAGAGGAAAAACCATTAGCGTACGATCTGCGGGCTAAGCGCCTGCGCTGCTTGCGCGGTAGCGCGGCCTAGTTCCTGGCGAATCATTCGCACAGACGCTGCGCCTGCCTCGACCGGCGATGGCGAAACAATATGCTGCTCGACCTTCATATTAAAAAACGTAACTGCGACGGTAGGCTTTACGTCTGCGACGCTAGGCGTAGTCGCATCGAGGCCTTTAAACCGTTCGGCTAGCGCTGTCTGGTCGCCGGATAGCAGCGCTGCGAAAAGCTCTGGCAGCGTTCGGCCTGCTGGTTTATCTGCGCCTGCTGCTTTCGCTGCTTTCGCTGCTGCTTTCGGTTTCGCGCCGCCGCCGCCTCTGGCTGCGCTCTTAGGCGAATCCGTAGGCCTGCGCAGCAGCGGAGGTACGCCGCCGCTACCGCCGCCGCCTCGCGTACGCTGTCGCTGCTGCAGTCGAGCAGCTCGCGACTGTTCGCGCTCGATAGACTTGGCGGTAGCGGTCGCAGCGCCAGTCGCGCCGCCCTCGAGCTGTCGCGTAACGATATTCAAATCTTCCATTAGGCCGATTAGCTCGCCTAACGCATCTATCATTCGCGTGATTGGGTTTAGTGTTCTTAGAAATTCGCTGGCTAGATCGCCTAGGCCAAGCTCTACCCCTTCCATCTCTGGCAGCAGGCTCGACCATGCGTCTGTAACCAGATTCGTAGCGCGTACAACTATGTCGAGCTGGTCACTTAGGAATGTAAATTCCTCGGTTACCGCTGCGACGAATGTACCTAGCGACTGGCGAATCAGCGAATCGTTTTCATCTATCCAATCCGAAATCGCGACGACTACATCCTCGACGATTGGCAGCAGCTCTAGCGCTATCTCTGTCGCTAGCGCCTCGACGGTATTGGTTAGCTCGCCTAGCCGATCTTGGAACGCAGTAGCGCGGTCGATTTCCTCCTGCGTTAGTACGCCCTTCGCGCCTGCGCCTAGCTTGGCGATTCCTGCGCTACCTTCTTTAAGCAGCGTCGCAAGCTCTGGCCCTGCTTTCTGTCCGAAAATCTTGGCGGCCAAAGCAGCGCGCTGGCCCTCATCCTCGACGCCGTTTAGCGCATCGCCGATTACGCCAAGCTGCTCGCTAGTCTCGAGCTTGGTTATATCCTCGAAATTCAGGCCTAGCTTTTTTAGCGCCTCGCCAGCTAGCGCGCCGCCGCCGATGGCTATGTCCTGCAGATTCGTATTGAGCTTTTTTAGCGCGGTCGAAAGCGTATCCTGGCTAACGCCGCTCTGCGACGCAGCGAATGTTAGCCGCTGCAAATCCTCGATTTCGGTACCGAGCGCAGCGTTAAGCTTGTTAAGCGCATCGAGCGACGCAGTATGGCTATCTACGAATTTGAAAACGCCGACAGCTGCGGCGGTAGCTGCTACGCCTGCTGCCAGGATCGGGCCCTTGGCAGCTTTAAGCGCTGCGCCCATTTTCTGGATACTAGCTTTCGACTTCGCGGCTACATCGCGCACAGTCGATCCGAATTTCTTAAACGCGCTACTAGCCTCTGCGGTTTCCTTTTTCGCAGTGCTGCCTAGCTTTTCGGTAGCCTGGCGTACGTCCTTAACCTTCTTTTCTGCTTTTTCTGCGTCCTTAACCTCGACGCCGATTGATACGAGCAGCTCTGCGATAGTGGTAGCCATTAGGAACCTGCTGCCCTCTCATGCGCGTTAAGCTGCGCAGCGGATTCCCAGCTCGAATGAACCTGCTGCATTTCGATTAGGTCGTATAGGCCGTCGAGGTCGATTGTCGTATGTAGCTTAACGTATGTAGCTGCGTCGACGCCATCTGCGCCAGCGCAGGCTATGTAGATTTCCGCTGCTAGGTTAGCTGGCTCTATGCCTCGATGGGATCCGCTTGCTCCCGGAAAAACGGGCCCCTTAGCCAAGGGCTTGCGCATTAGGGCAGGCCTAAAGACATTCGCACTACCCAGGTACAGAGCTTAAAAAGATGGACGTACCTACCAGCGAAATGCGCGTCGAAATTGGCTAGCACGTTACCATCGACCGGCGCGGTTACGACCTCGCCTACCATCATATTAGTGCAGACGGTACGCGCCAGGATGCGCTTAGCCAGAGGCGCTAGGCCGCCGTTATGCGTCGCAGCTCGTAGCGCGGTACCAATCAGCGCGACCAGTACGCCGGTTTCGCTAAACAGCGCCTGCGCCTCTTGCTCGCTATCGATCTGCATAAGCAGCTGCCCTGCTTTTTCGTCGAGCAGGCCGCCTAGCGCGCCGATTAGCTCGAGGCCTTCTGTGGCGGGAAAGGTTTCGGTAACGTAGCTGTGCGCGTCGATTGTCGTTTCGTGCTTCTTTACCACTGCCATCGACTAGGCCTACCACGGCCTAGGCCTGCGCGGCTACTGGCCTACCACGTTAGCGTTACCCAGCGCTGGCAGCGCCTCGCGGCGCTCGAATTGGAAAACCCAGGTAAACGTAGAGCTTTCCGTACCTCTGCTTTCGTCTGGTTCGCTGAGGATGAACATATTTCGATAGGTAATCGTTTCCTGCGTCGAGCCATCGTACAGGCGGCCAGGAAAAACCACGTTCCTACCTGCCTCATCCGTAAGCGCGAGCAGGCGCAGCTGCTGGTGTAGCAGTGATTCTTGGTCGACTACTACCGACAGCGTACCGGATTTGTCTGGATTGAAAGCGCGCACGATTGAGCCAGTACCGGTCGGTTTCACGGCCCAGGATTGAGTAGCTCGCGCTTCTGTGATGGACGTACCTACGGCTAGGCCAGGTTTAAAATCGATGCTAGCCCAGGAAAGCTCGACCTTATCGATGCTGTATTGACGCATGATGTACCTCTACTGCTGGACGTTAATGGTAACGATTGCTTTGTGGATAGCGCCAGCTAGTACAGCGTTACCGGTTAGCGTTAGCTCGCGAGCCAGCTTGGCCGCAGCAGAAACGGTAGCGACGTCTGGTACGACAAGCGTAGGCGGCTGGTCGGGCGAGTAGTGGCCAAAGCTCACGCCCTTATCGTAGACGCCCTGAACTGCGCCGCCTACCTGATTGATTCCTGCATTTGTATACGGAATCTTTGTTACGACGCCGACGAACAGCGAAAGAATATCTTCCTCGAGCCGAATCTGCGTCCAGTCGAGCGACGTCTGCACGTCGATAAACCGGCCGCTAGCCATCGTACCCTTGCTCGAAAACGACAGGCCTAGATTGCGGCCAAACAGGTTCGCATTGTTGCTGTAGATGTTTCCTGCCTCGGTCGAGGTAACAGCATCGAAGGTTACCGCCTCGAGCTGGCGATAGATCCAGGTACCTACGCCGTTTGGCCCGTCGAGGTCGAGGCCGCCGCCAGAGCTAGAAAAAGCTCCATCGAGGTAGCCATCCGGCGGCGTTAGGCCGCCTGCCGCATTGTCGACAGCATGGTAAATCAGCGCGGTACGATTGTAGCCAAGTACCTCGAGCGACTCTGCGATATTGCCGCCGGTATCTGCGAGGATACCTGCGTCGCTGCTCTGCGCGATGTAGATTTTACGCCGCGCCTCTGTCCATGCAGCGACTAGCAGAATGTCTGCAGCTACGCGCGACTCGATATTGGTAATGTACCAGCTGTTAGGATCGGCCGCCTCTACCGCATCCATGGTAGCCGTCCAGTCTAGGTCGGCTACATCCTCGCGGCCGATAATGATCTGGTCGACGCCATCATCCTGCGAAAACGCAGCGGTAGCCCATGCGTTTACCTCTGGCTCTGCAGCTGCGGTAAAACCTGCGTCGACTACCTCTGTAATCGACGTATAGGGTCCATCCTGCCGGTTAGCGGTTACCGAATGGTCGAATACGCCTAGCAGCGTACCGAACGAAAACTTATCGGCGAGCGCGCCTGCGAGGGCTACCGTTACGTCGACGAAATTGCTGATTGCTGCGGGCATTGTTCGTTTTCCTTTACGGAGCCGCTTGGCTACCGGTTAGCTGTGCGACAGTAGCGCCGCTAACATCGTCTACGTCGACGGTATAGTTAACGGTTTCGATTGTCTGGATCTGCTCGACGGAAACGCTAGGCATAGCGATGGTTAGGTCGAACGCTGCGCGGGTTTCCCAGTTACCGCCAGCGATAGCCGACAGGTTAACGACTGGCCCTTTATTCAGCAGGCCTAGGTCGTACCGGTTTAGCAGCTCGACGCCTGCGTCTGATTGCAGAATGTCGAGCGCAGCATCGCATAGCGACCATGCGCCGTTGAATGGCTCGCGCTGTTTGCTAAAACCTTGAACGGTTACCAAATGCAGCGAATGGCCCTCTGTAACCAGTACGCTATCAGCAGGCGCAGCAGGAAAAACAGGCGCATCGTTTCCCAGATCGCCAAGCAGCTGCAGTGTACGAATGTCGCCTAGCGTCGGCGCGGTTAGCAGAATCCCATCGGCGCCATCTGCGGCAGCTGTTACGACTGGCTCGCCAGCTGCCACGTCGAGCAGCATCGCATCGCGAATCGTGGTTAGCGTATCGCCGCCAATCGTATCGCGGTAGTAGTCGAAACCGTTTAGGCGCAGTACGTTTCGTACGCCTACTGTCGCAGCGGTAACGCGCACTACTACCGACGTCGCTGGCTGCAGTACATAGCCTCGACGCGAGCGACGCAGGTTTAGGCTAGGCCCAGTCGTTAGCGACAGCGTTAGCAGGTCGCTCGATATCTGCTCGCGCGGCGGCTGGCCGTACGTCCATAGAACATCCGGCGCGACAGATCCTAGCGCCTGAAATAGCGCAGTCTGCAATCGGTCTAGGCGTACGCTCATACCGGCTGGCCCGTTTCCTCGAGCGTACCTACAGCGCAGTAAACGCCGCCCTGCTGGCGGTAGTTTTCGACAGTCGTAATCCGATAGCTGCGAGATTCGTACGCGATACGATCTGCGACCTGCAGCCCATCCGCTACATGCAGCCGAACCCTAGCGTAAAATTCAACGGTAGCATCGTTGCGATCTGCCTCTGGCGCGCCAAGTAGCGAGCGACCGCTAGCCTGTACTGCTGCGATAGGGTTGATATCGAAGGTAGCAGGCGCAGCGGTTTCGTAGGCGCCTCGCGCGTTTTGAGTCGGTAGGCCAGGCCGGTTAACCGTTAGCGGGCCTACGTTGAAATTGTCGATTAGCGACGCAACAGAGGAAAGCAGCGGCATGGCTAAGGGCCCTCCCTAAGTATCGAGGCGCCTCGACGTACTGCGTACGTTACCGATTCCGACATTAGATCGGATTCATGCAGCGGGAAATTATCGCCCTTTTTAGCGATGGTACTTGGCGCATTAGGCGTAGCCCATGATCTCGAGGTATCGATCTTGCGCTTTATCATCTTGGCGATTGTCGCGCCTACTGCTGCGAGCGCCTCGACTGGATCGCGTTTTCGGTCGAATACGCCTGCCAGCTCGACAGCGAAAGCGCGAGCTATGGCGCTGGATTGCTCGACCATGGTAGAGCGCAGGAATCCTCGAGCTGGTATGTCGATAGTCCCAAATTCCTGCCAGAAAGCTACCGTCGCTACGTTAGCGCCGTTTTCGTACAGCGTGATACCTTTGCTGCCCTGAAAACCTAGCGTTAGGCGCAATCCGTCGAGCTTGCGCAGTCGAGTACGCAGATCGTCGAGGCCTTTCGTATTGGTTTTGACAGTCGCAGACATTTAACAAGCTCGACCAGTGATAGGTAGCAGCAGCAGCGTTTTTCGCAGAGTTAGGTAGAGCTGGCCATATGTCGTAGTCGCTAGCTCTGCGTCTGCTTGCGTCGCTACCGCGTACGATTCGCTAATCTTGCCAATCGTACGCGATGCGACTGGGCCGCCAGCAGAGGCGCCGCCAGCGCCTGCAAACAGCTGCAGCAGATGCGCAGCTAGCAACAGATGGCCGTTGCTAGCTTTAGCTCCCCAGCACTCTAGCGAGATCATACTGCCAGCGACCTCGAGCAGCGTTTCTGCTGGTTCCCGATTCTCGCCGCAGAGGCCTGGCGCAAATGCTAGCAGCTCTGCTTTAGTCGCTAACCTCTGCGCCAATTTCTTCGGCCCTCGCATGCAAAGCAGCGACTACGCTTTTACGTTCCTCGATGCGCAGAGCGCCCTCGATGGCGGCCGGATCGCTGCAGGCGATAACCAGGCTGATAGCCTCGCTAGCGCTAACCTTGGTCGTCTCGAGCTTTTCGTCTGGTCGCGCCTGCAGGCCCCATAGACGCTTAGGGTCGAGGTCGGAAACCTCTGCCCAAATATCATCCGGGATATGCGCGACGCCGCCAGATTCGACAGCAAAGCTCTTTACGACATGCTCGCCGGTAGTCGCATCTGGCCGCGCATGCTGCACGACTCGAACGAATTGCGTAGCGTTTCGTACCTGCATGCTAAACGCCGTCCAGTCGCAGAGCAGCGCGAGGTTTCGGAGCCATTACGCCGCCGAATCGCGATTCCAGCGTGATCTTGAAAACCAGGCCTGATTGCTCTGGCGGCAGAGCGCGCAGAGCCATAGGAATCACGCCGCGCATGCGAGTCGGATCTTTTTTGTAGATCATGACAGCAGGGCCGCCAGCTTGCGCTGCTGTCGCCATACCAGAATCCCATGTCCAGCTAGCGATCATGGGAAACGCATTTTTGAGGAACGTAAGCACAGTCGCATCGCTAGCGGCGCTGTTCTGCAGCGTCGAGATTCGCGTCCATGATGCGATATCGAAAACGGCCGTGTTTGGCATTTCGATTCCGCTGGTTAGGTTTGGCAGCTGGTTCGCAGCTGCTGTGAAATCCGCGACGATCTGCGCAGCGGTAGCGGCCTGCCAGCTGCCAGTAGCAGCGTTTACGACCAGCATGCCCGGTACGTTGGTAGCGCCTGCCAGATTGAACGCAGGCGCGCCGAATCGCAGCAGATCGTTTAGCTCGGTATCGTAGGCCTCGCGAGCGCCTCGAGCTTTTTCGCTGGCGATATCGAACCTGCCCTGCAGCTGCGCGGTACGTACCTCCTGCGTCGAGTAGCGAAACGCGCAGGCTAGCGTTTTAATCGTATTGATTGTATCGCGGCCCTCGACGTCGACGTACGGAATATCGGTAGCGTTGTCGGCTACCAGCTTGGCGCGGCCGGTATAGCCGATCTCCTGGTATCCGTACTCGTTAGCGCCCTCGTTTACTTCCGACGACAGAGGCAGCAGCTCGCCGCTGGCCCATTTGTTTTCTGCGTACTCGAATCGGAAAAGCTCTGCGAGCGTAGCGGTAACCAGGCGTCTAGCGAAAACGCCGGTTTCGATGTCGGCGTGAAACATCGGCAAGCGGCCGACGCTATCGACCAAACGCGCGAGGCGCTTGGATTGCATGTTCTGGATCTTTGCGAGATTCATGGGTCGATACCTTTAGGCTGCAGGCCGGTTAAGCTCGATGCGAACCAGGCCGCGAGCCGTAGTGGTCGACGCGAATCGCGCGCCGGTAAGCTGGATAGCGTTAGCTCCATCGACGTCGCTGCGAGGCATGCCGAGCGGATCGCCTGCGACGGTTACGTTTGCGATGCGCACGAAAACCGGCGCGCCCTTGGTTACGGCTTCCTCTGCGAGCGCGACTAGCGTGCCCTGGCGCATGACAGAAAGCATTTCGCCAGGCGCGAAAGCATCGTCGACCACTGCGCCGGTAGGCGTAGCTTGAACCTGGATCGCGACGTTTCGCACGGTAAAGCCGATTACGTCGGCGTCGACCATGCCAGCGCCAGATGCGATAGCGGTATCGTCATCCGCGCCGTACTGAACGGCGACCGCTAGACCGATATCCGCGCCGCCAGCAGCTTGCGGCGTGGTAAGCGTAAACGCAGACGTCTGGTCGGGCAGCGTTACGGTAAACGCTACGCCTACCGCAACGAAGTCGAGGTCGACGTCGCCGGTATTGTCGGTCGCAAGCGCAATGCCTGCAGCGATTGGATCTGCGTTCCAAGCTGTAGCCAGCTCGGTTAGGATCTGCGTAGCGGTTTCGCCGCCAGCTTGCGCAGCAGTGGAAACCGCTACGGTCGATCCGTCGCCGCCAACTGCGGTTAGCGTGTAGACCTCGCCAGCGCCAGCGACGCCAGCGCCAGCGGCTGCGTTACTCTGCTGCGCGACGATTTCGTTTAGGTACGAATCGACAGACGCAGCGGATGCGTCGTAGATTTGTCCGTTGAGGAATTGGGGCTGCTGCCCATATGCGAATTGCGGCATGGTTAGTTAGCTTTCCGGTCGGCAGTTTTCCAGCCGTTCTGTCTGTCGAGGTAGTCGGCATGCAGTTGGTCGAGGTCGACGTCGCTGCTGCCCTCGTTGTGCGCGTCGAAAATGGCGCGCCCCAATTCGTCGGCGTGTCGCTCGCGGCCGCTGTGCAATTCGACAGCGGTATCGAACATAGCGCGCAGGTAACCAGGCGCTTTGCTGTTCTGCTCGAGCTTGGCAGCGACGTTAGGCGAAACCGCCAACACGACAGCTTTGCGGATTGCGTCGTCGCTCATACCGTCGAGCTGCAGCTCTGGACAGATGGCAGACGCTTTGCGCTCGAGGCCTACGCGCAGGCCAACACGCTGCGAAAAGCTCGCAGAGTCGGTAGCGCGAGCGGCCTCGAGCGTATCGACCTTCGCGCGCAGCGCGGTAGCATCGTCGAAAGCGCTAGGCTGGACGGCTGGCGCGGTAGCGCTAGCCTGCAGCGCCTCGACCGGCGCCTCTGGCTCTGCGCCTGCCTCTGGCTCCGCTGCGACCTCGACGCTACCGCCAAGCATGCCAGAGGCCTGCAGCAGCGATGCCTCGATAAGCATGTCGTTACCGCTGTCGATAGCCGCCTGCAGCAGATCGATTACGGCCTGCGCCTGCTCGACCCCTTGGTCTGTTTTGAGCTTAGCGATCATGCTCGCAGCTCGCGCTTTAGCGTCGGTTTTTTTGTCCATGGTTACCTTTGAAAATGCGGCGTCGCCGCGAGCTATTAGCGAGCAGCTAGCGCCTGCTCGACCTTTGGTTACGATGGCGACATGGTTGCCGCGAATGTTGGTTTGTACGCCGTCGAATTTGTCGCCGTTAGCGACGCCTGTTTGCGCGAGTACCTCTGCGGTATAGCCGCAGGAAAGCTGCATTTTGCCGCGCTGGATCGCTAGGATTGTCGATGCGTCGGTTATGACAATCGAGGCCCTAACAAATTCTCCATCTCGCCTAACGTCGCTGCCTACCGTACCTACCTGTACCTGCTTTACGTTATCGACGTCGACGAACGTATCCGGGTGATCGTTGGTAGCTACGACAAGCTCGAACGATGCGAGCGCCTCTGGCGAGAATACTTCCTCTGGCGTACGCAGCTCGCCCCATACTTTGCCAGCGGCGTCGCTGTACGTGAATACGCCGACAGTCGTTAGCCTGCCATCTAGCTGCAGGAAACCGGTAGCTGCGTCGAGCTTAGCCAGTACGCCATCTCCGCGATTTGGGTCGCAGTGAATGTCGCCTACAAAGTCGATGCGACGCTGGCGCACTAATCGTTACGCTCGACCTGGCCGCCATCGCTAGGCGCTGCGTCTACTTTAGGCAGCGCCTCGAGGTCGAGGTCGAGGTCGATTGTTTCGGTAGAGGCCTCGGTACCAGGGCTAGACGTCTTAGCTTTACGCTTTCGACGCTTAACGATTCCGGTTTTCGGCGTACCTTTGGTCGCGTCGCCCTTGGCTAGACGATGCTCGACTACGCCTGCGCCTGCTCGCGCAGCTTTTCGCTTTGCCAGCGCCTCGAGGCGCTCTGTAGCGGTAGCCATGCGTCGAGCATAAACACGCTGGCGCGCCTGGCGTCAAGTAGCAGATTCCGGGCTAGGCTCGGTCGACGGCGCCTCTGCTGCTTTGGCAGCATGCGCAGCTGCGCGCTTTTCCGCCTCTGCTGCTCGACGCTTTTCCGTTTCGCTGGCTGGCGGCGCTGGTCGCTTTTTACGTGTTTCGACGCGAGCGGCTTTGGCTGCGCGCGACGAAATGGTAGCCGCTGCGACTGCTTTTTTTCGAGCTGCGAGCAGATCTGGCGTTACCTCGCGAGGCGCCTCTACCAAACCTTTGCGTACAAGCTCGACCCCTTTGCGAGTTAGGCCAAGCTGGATCGTTACGCCGCCTAATTGCATCTCACTAGCCATCGACCGACCTTAGCTCATCTGGCCAGAATATGTCGACCTCGACGCGATAGCCCTCGCCTACCGCGCTGCGTCGCTGCTCGTACTGCCAGGCTATCGACTGGTCGCCGTCGTTTATCTCGAGCGCATCTGCGACGCCATCCTGCGCGTACTTTAGCGCTGCTGCTACGTTGCCCTGGTCGAGCATGCGAGGCGCTACCCTGCGCATGATGATATGCGCCGGTTTTCGCTTTTCGCCATCGAGCGCCAGGCGCGTACATAGCATCGCGTTTCCGCGCTGCAGCTTGCGTCGCTTATGATGCTTGCGCCAGCTGCCGCGCTGGTTGGATTCGCTAACGGTACGCATCTGCAGGTCGACGCGAATCGTTTTCATTTTCGCATAACAGTCGTAGCAGAGCGGCGCAGGCCAATCCTCGGTATCGGCGAGCATGACGCCGCCGCATTTCGTACAGCCGCCCCCTATCACTTGCGATGTATTACTGCGTTTGGGCAGGTCGCAAAATGCGAGGTATACCGGTCGACGTCGAATAGCTCTGCCTGCTTAGCTGTCGACAGATAAACCACGCTATCGAGCTGGTCGCCTATCAGCTGTAGGTTACCGTCGATGCTAGGCGCTGCGTCGACCGGCATTAGCTTACCGGCAACGGTACGCGCCCAGCGAATCGCAGCGCCGCAGGATCTACACTTCTGCATGCAGCGCCTCGAGCAGATCGACTGCTACCAGCGGATACCTGGCACGTACCAGCAGTTTGACCGCTGCCAGCGCTTTAGCCTCGCTAGCGCTATCGCTGATTGTCGTAACGGTTGAGCCATCAGGAAAGCGCACGAAAAAACCAAGCTGGTACGTGCCAGGTTTCCAGTTACGACGCTTTGGCGGCAGTCGAAAATCGCCGTCGACAGTAGACGCCCGTTTACCTGCTCTGCTTTTGGCGCTAGCCATCGAGCGCCTCGAGCTTGCATAGCTGCCAGCTACCGCCGCCATAGCCTGGCCGCCAAACGACTACGCAGCCGATGCGCATGGCGCGCCGCAGCAATCGGTCGAGTTGTACGATGCTCATGATTCGCCCTCGCTACCTTCGCTATCGTCGAGCGCATCGATGATAGCCATAGCCTGCGACGCTAGCTCGACGTCGAGCGCATCGAGCGCCTCGGGTAGCGTCGACCCCTTGGCATAGACCGCTAGACCATTGGTCGATCCTGCCATGCCGCAAGCTCGGTACGTTTCCGGTTTTCCGTCTGCGCTGTACTCTGCGAAAACGGTTAGCTTGCGCAGCGTCGCAGGATCGGATTGCGCTAGCCATTGCTCGATTGCTTTCATGGTTTTTCTTCCTTACCGGCTACCAGCCAGTCGATTGTTACGCTCAAAACTTCGGCAAGCTCGACAACGCAACGAAGTCGAGGATTCTGCCTCTGGCCCGTTTCCCATCTGCGTACATCGCGATCTGTAACGTCGATTCTGCGAGCTAGCTGCGCTCGAGTTAGGCCTGCGAGCTTTCGCGCCATCTGCAGGCGATAGCCGAAACCATGCTCTGGCCGTAACTCATCATCTGCGATCATGCTGCGCCAGTCGTTAGATCCCAAACCTTACCGGCGAGCTGCAGGCGCTCTGCTCGCGTATCGTGCTGCCTCTGGCCGCGCTCGGTAAATCTTGTCCATGATTGGCTAACAATGCGCAGGTAGTCGTCGCGCGACCAGCGCAGCGCTAAACATTCGCGTACGCAGCAGCTCAATCCGTGCACTACCATAGGCCTGGCGTCGAAAGCGTCGTCGCTCATTCGTCTGCCTCGAATGGTCGATGGTACGGCGCAGCGTATTGCTTACTGGTCGATCTGCTCGACTTGATTCCGAGCGCGCTAGCGACGTCGGTATCCTGCGATCTGTGCGCATGCTCGCCAGGCGGTTTTTTCGCCTGTTGTTTGAGGTAGCTTCGTACCATCTTGCGCGCGAATTGCTCGTTAGCGCCTGCTGGCAGGTCGGCTAGCGCATCGCAGATAGCCTCGCCAGCAGTCGCAGCGGTTAGCGGATAGGGCGCCAGAGCGACTACGCCAAGCAGCTGCTCGGCATATGGCAGCTCTGCGATACCAAGCTCGACGGCGCGCCTGTCGCTGCGCAGCGTCTGCAGGATGGCAGCTGCGAGCGGATCGACCGTACCTGCCTCGACCTGTTTCGACAGATCCGCAGTTGTTGCCGTTGCTGCAGTTGTTGCGTCTGGTTCTGGCATGTCGCTTGCTACAGGCGTGCGCGCGCAACCTACGGCGGCTACGGCTTCTGTATTTGGATCTGCCTCTAACTCTGCCTCTGCCTCTGTATAGGCACACGGCGGTACACTTGTTTGACTTTGCGTTTGACCGCGTTTGACTTTCGCATCCTGCGTTTGACGCTTTCGCGCACGAGATTCCTGCATTTTCGTACGGTTATAGTCGCGCCGTTCCTGCTCGTCTCGCAGCGACCTGTAGACGCCATGGTTTACGATCCGATATTGGTAGCCGCCCTCATGCAGCAGGCGTCGACCGCCCTCTGCTTTGGTTCTGCTGTCGGAATCCTCGCCAGTAAGGTACTCGAGCGCCGCCTGCATCCGCTCTGGCGTCGAGCCTATCGAGTCTGCCAGTGCACGCGGATTGATCTCGACTACGCCAGATGGGCCAGCGTTAGCGACTACCCAGGACCAGACCGCAAAAACATGCTCGCCAGCGCCGTACATCGAACCTGTATAGGCGGATTTAAACCATTTTCCGTACATCATTCCTCAGTCGTGAATACATGGCGGCAGCTCGTACAGCGCATCGATACGGGCAGTGCACGCGGTCCAACGTCGAAAACGATACCGCCGTCTGCAAGCTGCGCGAGCGGCTTACCTACTACTGGCAGCATGGCTACTGCGTCGCAGCCAGGGCAGCTAAACGCGAATTTCGGCGCGCCAACAGGAACGCTGCCACGATCTAGGATTGTCCAGTGTCGCACAGTCAAACTACTAGCACGTTTGACCGCTATCCGATGCGTTTGTCTGCGTAGTCGCGCTCGAGCAGCGCTGGCGCTGGCGCTGGCTGGTCGCAGGCCTGGCGAGCTGCTTGCGCCAAAGCGAAACGGATAACCTCGGTATGGTTCTGGATACCAAGCGTTTTCCTAATGGTTTCGATACGTTCGACGTCGACCGACCGCAAACGGATGGTTAGCGATTCGCGCTGTTTTTCATCTGCCATGGTTGCACAGTATCACAATCGAGGTTTTTTTCGTTAGTACTGTCGATTATTGTTTACCGCACGTAATCTTTTCCTGTACTGTCGATCCATGGCTAAGACATTCACAGCAGAGCAGGTCGAGTACGAGCGCCGCCAGTCGCTGCGTACGCTGGCATTTCATCGCAAGCTGGCGGCGAGCCTAGGCGTTAGCCTCGACGCCTACTACCGACAGCGCCCGCAGTCTGTCGACTACCGCTACCTCGAGCAGCGCGAGGTCGCATCATGAGCGCCCGCGACTACGCGAATCAGTCGCGCGAGCAGATGCTGCGACTGGCTGCGCGACTTGGCGCTACTGTGCGCGTCGACCGCGATGCCTACGCGCCTGCTCTGTTTGCTGTTTGGATTACCGTCGACGCAGATGGTACGGAGGATATCGTCGCAGCAGCAGACGTCGAGGTCGAGGCTATCGACGCTGCTGTCGAAACCATGCAGCGATGGCTCGAGGTCGCATCATGAGCGCGCCTACCGATCTGCGCGTACGCATGCTCGACGAAAACGGCGCCATCGACTGGCGCGGTAGCTGGCAGGATTTCGCCATCGACAACGATCCAGAGGATTGCGCAGAATGGCTCGAGGCGCTGCTGCGCGATGGTAGCGCGACGATTGGGGGAGGCGCTGCGCCTCTGGTAAAGCTCGAGGTCGAATACCAGGCTACGCGCAGCGATGGCTCGACGGTAGCGGTTACCGTTCCTGCTCGCGACGATGCGCCTGCAGCGCCAGTGAAGCGCAAGCGCGCAGTAGCGACAGCAGCAGAGCTATCGAGCGCCTACATGCGCGGATGGCGACACGCGATCCACAATGGCAGCTGCGAGGCAGAGTGCCGGCAGCGACTATCAGAGCGCGCTAGCTGGGTGCGCGGTTTCGACGCTGGAATGATTGATCTGTGCAATGCGCAGGACGAATCGATATCGAAGGAAACATCGTGAAAGCAGCGCGACCATTCGCGGCGCGCAGGTTCGGGCTACATACCGCCAGTGAGCTGCGCCACTGCGCGGCCCTCTGGCGCTCTGGCCAGTACTGCGCAGACGGCGAGGCGCAGGCGCAGGCGCTCGAGCGCAAGGCAAACTCCAAACAGAAAACAGAGGCTACAACATGAGCGACAGAATCGACATAACCGCAACCATGTACGAGCGCCTCGCAGATGCGTTTAGCGCAGCTGGCGCAGAGCAGCTGATACACGCTATCGAGGGGTCGACGCTGCTGCTCGATTCGCTAATGCTCTGCCAAGCAGACGGCGCGCACTGGCTCCAATCGGATCCAGTAAGCGCAGAGCGGGCGCGCCAGGCTGCAGCGGATGATGCTGCCATCGACCGCGGGCAAGCAGCAGCAGAACTAACTGCAGGTACCAGCTAATGGAAGGTCGGACCAAACCAATCGTCGACGCCATTGTCTGGTCGGAAACCAGCAACATGGCAGGCGCAGTTTTCGTCGAGTACCAGCCAGGAAACGGTACGCGCTACGCCTGCGTTTTCGTGCAGCTCGACCTGGGCGCGACTGCGCTGCCTCTGCTCGGATTCGCTAGGCAGGAACCAGACGGCGTGTTTATGTTTACCTGGCTCAATCGCTCGCGCGGCGGATGCTGCCATGTTTTCCGCGACTGCGGTTACCTCGCGCCAGCCTACGTCGCAGAAAAGCTCGACTGCGGTATGGCAGATGCTGTCGTACTGGCAGAGCTAATCGCGCACTACACGAATCGCACAGCTGATAGCGCGCTCGAGTCTAGGCCGCCGCCATGCAGCGCCTGCGCTGGCGCTGGCAAGCTTATCGACGCAGATGGCGTCGAGTTGTGTCCTGATTGCAACGGCGAAGGGGTACGGAGGGCCAGCAGCATATGATAACGCCGCGAGTAGTGCGCGAGCTGCTGCGCCGCGTAGAGCTTGCGCAGCAGCTTGTCGTTAGGGTAGGCAGCGCTTGCTCGTTTCCCGATCTAGACGCATCGCACGAACATCTCGAGCATGTACGCCTAACGCTGGTCGCAGTGATTACGTCGCACGAACAGCTAGCAGGTCGAAAGCTCGAGGATATCCGCTAGCCATGGCAGCGATCTACCAGGTCGATCTGCGAGCGCGCGGCCAGCTCGAGCGCCTCTACGTACTAGCCCCAAACGAGCAGGTAGCAGAGCGCATCGCATGGACGAAACTAGAAACGATAACAGGTACAACGTATCGCGGTTTCCGCTACGCGATTGTATCCATAGTTAGGGGAACAGAAGATGGCTCGACCAAAAAGCGGCTACAAAGCAAGCGACGGTAAACGAGTACCAGGTACGACAACGGTTACCGGTCGATTCAAAGAATCCGGCGCGCTCATACACTGGGCCTGGGATCTAGGCATGCAGCAGATTAACTACCGCGATGCGCGCGACGCCGCTGCAGGCGCTGGTACGCTCGCGCACGAAATGATCGATGCCGATATCCATTCGCGCGACTTCGTACCTGCGCCAGATACGCCGCCAGAAATGGTCGAGCTTGCGCTAGGCGCGCTCGAAAACTATCGGCGCTGGGCCAAAGGTACCGGCATGGTAGTCCTGCAGACAGAAACGCCGCTCGTTTCCGAGGCGCATCGCTACGGCGGTACGTTCGATGCGCTGGTCGAGGTCGACGGCGCGCCTGCCCTGCTCGACTTCAAAACCGGCAAGGGTACAAGCTGCTACGTCGATACGCTCTACCAGCTTGGCGCGTACAAGCAGCTCGCGCGCGAATGTCTGGATATCGATCCAGTCGAGGCGCACGTACTCAAGCTGTCGCGCGAGCAGGCCGCATTTGCGCACTACTCGTTTGGCGCAGACGTACTAAACGGCGGCCTCGAAATGTTCCTAACCATGCGCAAGATGTACGACATGGATAAGATAATGAAAAAGGTAGTGTCATGAGCCTAGAGCTAAGAAAACCAGACCAGCAGCTAGTAGCGCAGGTCGAGTCGCATGCGCTAAGCGCAGAGCAGGTCGACCTAATCAAGCGTACGATCTGTCGAGGCGCATCGGATGATGAACTATCGCTATTCGTGCAGACGTCTAAGCGCTTAGGCCTCGACCCCTTCGCGCGGCAAATCTTCGCGGTAATGCGCTGGGATAGCAAACTGCGCCGCGAAGTAATGTCGATCCAAACGTCGATAGATGGCTACCGATTGATTGCAGATCGTACCGGTAGATATCAGGGCCAGCTTGGTCCGTTTTGGTGCGGCGCGGATGGCGCATGGGTCGACGTTTGGCTACAGCGCGAGGCGCCTCGAGCTGCTCGCGTAGGCGTACTGAAAGCAGGATTTACCGAGCCGCTCTGGTCGGTCGCGATCTGGGATAGCTACGTACAGACTACGCGCGACGGAAATCCTAACCGTATGTGGCAGAACATGGGGCCGCTCATGCTTGGCAAATGCGCAGAGGCGCTCGCGCTGCGTCGAGCTTTTCCTGCAGAGCTTTCCGGCGTCTATACGGATGACGAAATGGGCCAGGCGAATAACGCTGCGCCTACGCCTACCTCGAGGCCTGCGCTACAGGCGTCGCATGCGCCGCCAATCTATCCGCCGCCGGATGCGCCGCCATCCGGTACGCCAGCTGGCGACCAGTACGAGCGCGAGCAGGCGTACGAGGCAGAGCCGCTGCCAGCGCATACCGCGCAGCGCCTCGAGGTCGCAGAGCTGCTCGCAGAGCTAAAGCGCAAACGGTCGATAGCAGGCGTCGACAGCTGGGTAACCGACAACGGCGAATCGCTGCAGGCGCTGGCAGCTGGCGAGCGTAAGGACGTAATCGACGCCTATCGCGCCAAGCGCCATTCGTTCAAAGCAAACCCTACGACGGGCGCCGAATCGGAAACCCGATCGGCGCCTACCAATCCAGCGACGACTACTAGCGACGATGACGCAGCAGAGCGCGCCGCCATCGCAGCAGCAGACGCAGACGATGCAGAGGCATTTTTTAACGAACAGCCAGGTAGCGCAGCGCTGCCTAGCGATAACATTGACGAGGTTTTTTGATGGCAGCAGAGCTAACCAAGGTCTACCGCACGGCAGACGGCAAACTATTCGAGCGCGACCAGCGCGACGCCGCGCGGTCGCATGATGCCTACCTCGATCTGGTCGCGTTTACGACGTCGCTAGGCGAATCCGCTAGCGCGCCGCATGGTCTAGCTGTAGCCATCGCGCATCGCGGTAGCGAGCTGCTAGCAATACTCAGGCGCAATCCAATGGCGTACCATCCGACGCAGGCCGAATAGTGGCAGGCCTCGCTACGGATTTCGCATGGGGCGAATCGTTCCTGCCAGATATTCGACGCCATCTAGCAGAGCTGCTTTTCGCCAAAGCGTCGCTCGAGGTCGACAGAAACGAGGCTACCGATCTAATGGTACTCGAGGTCGTAGGCGGCCAGCGCATCGCCTGTAGGATGCGCAGGTCGCAGTACCTGCAGCGATTCCCACATGATGTAGCGATACGCCTGTCGAGGCCCTCTGGCGCTCGTACTGAATTTGCTAAAATATTCGAGGATGGATGGGCAGATTGGTACTTTTATGGTTTCGCGCATCCATCGCGCGAGCTTGTCGGCGCGTATCGAATCGTCGACCTGCATGCTTTCCGCGCTGCTTGGTCGACGCAGCAGCTGCAGTACAGCGACATACCTAGCCCGGATGGTACCGGTAGCTTTCGCGCTTTCGATACGCGCGAGCTGCCGCCTGGCGTAGTCGTTAAGCGCTGGATCATGCCAGGCGCTAAGCGCGAGCGCAGAGGTATCGTACTGCCATGCAGCTAGAGCTATTCGACCAGCCAGCCAGAGCTAAAGCGCCTGGTACCGGTAGCGAACACTGGGATGGTTTCTGGCATGCTTGGTCGGATGGCGGCGCGCCGTTATGCGGCGCAGATCGTTCTAGTATCAAACGGCCTGTTACGATTACCGGCGCGCCTACCTGCCCTAACTGTATCGCTAAGAGGTCGACGAATGGCTAAGCTCGCAACAATTCGCGCGGATGGCGAATGGATAACCGCAAACGGTAAAAGGTCTTGGCGCGTAGGCTCGAGCGACTCGCGCGGCACGAAAGCAGTCTACATGCGCGAGGATGGCGTCGAGCGCAAGCTGCGCAGAGCGCATCCTAGCGAGCAGGCGCTACCTGCGTACGTCTGGTCGGAATATGAAATGCTGATACGCGATGCGTCGCATAGCTCCGGCGTCGACCGGCGTACGATTGTCGCTTGTATCTGTACCGAGTCGACTGGCAAGTACAACGCAGAGCGCCTCGAGGCGCATCTAAACGACAGCTCGCTAGGCCTTATGCAGACGCTAACTAGAACGGCGCGCCATGTCGGCGCATTGCTTGGCTACCCTACCAAGCTGCCAGATGATGCGCTCGCGCGGCCGTACCTTATGCCTAGAAATTCGCTGCCAGGGGGCGGCGCGATGCTCGACTGGCGGCGCTTTCTATTCGAGCCGCGTAACTCCATCCTGATTGGAGCGCAGACGCTGGCAGAGCTTAACAAGCGCTACGACCTAGGCGGCGATCCGCTGCTGCTCGCAGCTAGCTATAACGCAGGCGCGCCATACGCAGACGCTGCTAATCCGTGGGGCCTGCGAATGTATGGCCCTCATGTCGATACCTTCGCAGGTTTCTGGACGATAGCAGCAGAGGCGCTCGCATGAGCTACGCTATAGGCGATTGCTTAACCGAGCTGCGCAAGCTCGACGCAGGTTTCGCGCAAACGTGCGTTACGTCGCCGCCATATTGGGGCCTGCGCGACTACGGCACTGCGACCTGGGATGGCGGCGACAGCGACTGCGACCATTTGCGACCGCCGCTAGGCGGATTCAAAGCGCCGACGCTTGACTGCGCAGGCGACGGCCTGCCTAACGGCATGTCAAACGATGTCATTAAAGCGCAGGTTATGAATCGCTCGCAGCAGTACCGCCAAACCTGCGCCAAATGCGGCGCTACTCGCGTCGACATGCAAGTAGGCCTAGAGGAAACGCCAGAGGCCTACGTCGAGCGCATGGTCGAGATATTCGCAGAGGTAAAACGAGTACTGCGCGACGATGGTACGCTCTGGATTAACCTAGGCGACAGCTACGCAGCTGGCGGCATGTCCAATCCTAGCGCGTCAAGTACGCTCGACGGCGGTAAGGACAGGGGCGCAGCGCAGTACGCCATAGCTCGCAGCGTTCCTGCCAATCTAAAGCCTAAAGATTTGGTAGGCATACCATGGCGCGTAGCTTTCGCGCTGCAGGCCGACGGATGGTACCTGCGCAGCGATATCATCTGGTCGAAACCAAATCCTATGCCGGAAAGCGTAACCGACCGACCAACAAAAGCGCATGAATATATTTTCCTGCTTAGCAAATCCTCGACGTACCACTACGACGCAGATGCGATTCGCGAGCAGATGGTAACGAATGGCAGCGGCGGCGTTTTCAATCGTGCGAGTAAGCACTCTGCAATCGGTAACCAGGCGCAGGGCGCAGACAGTCGACAGCGCGACGACGGCAGGAATAAGCGCAGCGTTTGGCGCGTACCTAGCATCGCCTACAGCGGCGCGCATTTCGCCTGCTTTCCGCCAAAGCTAATCGAACCTTGCATCATGGCAGGCGCGCCTATGGGCGGCATGGTACTCGACCCCTTCCTAGGCAGCGGTACGACTGGCATGGTCGCAGAGGCGCTAGGTCGTAAGTGGTTCGGTATCGAGCTAAATCCAGATTACGAGCCGCTGATAAAGAAGCGTACAGCGCAGCTAGGCCTATTCGGAAACGTAGGCTAGCTGCAGTCGATCCAGGCTACGACCTCTGCGTTATCATGCCAGGCGGCTACAATGCGGTCGCTTTCGTTCCCGCCGATTCCGTAGTGCCGCTGCTCGGTAAACGTAACGACTCGCCTAACGTGCCCCCTGCCGCCATGCAGCGGATTCTGCCCGCTGCGAGCGCAGATGGCTAGCGCGCCTGGCGGCGGATACCACTGTAGCGGTCGCAGCGTCGCAGCGATGCGCGCATCCTCGCACAGCTCGCGCACACTAACGCGCAATCCGTGCGGCGGATGCTCGCCTACTAGCAGCGACTCGAGCAGCGCTGCGCTAGTAATCGCTGCGCACCAGGGTTCCTCATCCGTCGAAAGCGCCAGGCTATTACCGCCTCGCCAGATTGGCAGGCCTCTGCCGTCGACGCCTAAGAACGTACCGCCGCGCCTGCAGTGCTGCGAGTAAGCGACGATGCGCGAATCATGTTTCGGGCCAGGTACTTCGCTAATGCCTAGCTGCGATTGAAACCCTAGCCACGCGAGGCAGCGCAGGCCTACGTTATGCTCGCGCAGGTCGAGGCCTGTTTTCCAATCTGGCGCAGGATCGGTATCGCGTTTCGATACGCTGGTAGGCGGCGGCAGCTCTGGCGTACTGGCTGCGTCGTAGGCTGCATGTACGGTAGTCGCGTAGTCTGTATACATCGGCTCGTTTAGATGCGCGGTCGACGCATGCTGCAGCGCCCTACCGTTGCGAGCGTACCAGCCAGTAAGAACATGGACGCCGCCATGCGTAGCCCAGTGTTTGCCAGCGTTAGCGACTGGCTCATTTGTCCATCCGCTCGCATCGAGTCGCGCGAATACCTCGGTATCGTGCAGCTGCGACCAGAGTAGCGAGCGCATATCCTCTGCTCGATAGGTAGCCATCGCATGGCTATCTCTGCCAGCAGCATCGCGCCATGGTTTCGGTACGCCTGCTGCGCTTATCATCGCAGCGGTAGGCAGGTAGTAGGGGTCGACATGCAGAGCGACGCTATGCAGCTCTGCGTATTCCTCGACGGTAGGCGTACGCATGCCGATAGCCTCGAGCGCCTGCGCTGCGCTGCCATGTCCTAACCTGGCAAACACGCTATAGCGCGAATCCCAGATCGGTAGCCTCGACACAGCGACGCCGCTAGGCAGGCGCACAAATCCGCTCGGATGGATCGATACGTCTACTTGGTCGCTGCTAAACGGATTCATCCGTCGAGCGTAGCCCAAACCGGTAAAGGGAGCGGCGTCGCAGTCGCTGCGTATGTTCTGGCTCTGGCTGCTATCTTGCTCGCGTACCTTGGATCGGTAGTCGCGACGATGCGCGGTAGGCCGCTGTAGCGAATGAAAGCAGCGACGCAGCTAGGCCCGCTGCTGCATAACTGGCCGCTGGTTCTGCCGACATGCTTGGCAGCAGCTCGAGCTGCTCGCAGCGTCGAGTCGTAATCGAGGCCGCAGATAGCAGCGCCTCGTTTCGATTTCTTACCGTAGCGAATCTGAAAAACAGAGTAGCTATGCCCTCTGTCGCCTAGCTTTTCGCAGCTGTGAATGTCGCGCCTAAAGCTCGATTCGTGTTCTGCAATCGTTACCAGAATCCGAGCCATTCGCAGGTTACCTTTCGAGGCCTCTGCGATGGCTCGAGCGACGATGCGATACCGGTCGAGGCCCTCTGCTCTGGTTTCGAGTCGGTAGGTATCTGGCGCTACCTCGACGCGACTGTGCGCGCTCCTACCTGGCGGCGCTGCGACGGTAAGAATCAGCGCCAGTACTGCGTTAGATGTAAGCATAGGTACGAAAAAACGCGCAGGATCTGGGGGGATAGATCCTGCGCGCGGCGACCAATTAGGAGAAACCGAGCCTACCGCTAGCCGTCTGAATTGTCGAATTTGTCGGCTAGCGCCTGCGCTGCTGCGCGCTCGACTGCAGCTTGGCTACCTTCGCGCGGCGGCGGCCTTAAATCAGGATGCTCGACGAAAAAAGCTTCTATGATTTCAGGCGCTAAGCGCGAAACGAAGTCGACCAGCAGCAGAAATGCGCCGCTCATGATGCGCCGCCCTGGCCTGCGGAGGCCTCTGGATCGCCTGGCGCTGGCGCTGTAGCTGGCGCTGCGCTGGTTTCTGGCGCTGCGCGCGTATCTGTCGAGGCCTCTGGCGCTGGCGTTTCTGGGGCCTCTGGCGAGGCCTCTGGCGAACCTTCTGCGATGCGCTTAAAGGCCTCGAGCGACTTGGCTAGCCTGGCGAGCAGCTTGGCAAGCTCGAGCGGATCTGGCTGCTCGCCGCCAGCGTCTGCTGCCTCGATGGTAGCAGCCAGCAGCAGCCAGCTAGCTCGAGCAGACGTATGCGAGGCCCAGGCTAGCGCGTAGCGTCGTTTCGTTTTCGTTTGGCAGGCTACCGCTGCGACCTTGGTATCGAGGTCGACGCAGCCGAGCAGCTCGCGCTCGTACTGCTTGGCGAGGATATCCTCTGCGCTGTCGATAAACGACGCTGCAGAATTTGCGACTCGTACCGCATTGTCGCGCGGCGTACCGCATCCGAGGAACCAGGCGGCCAGGATGAAAACGAGCAGCGCTAGGCGCTTCATTTGCTCGGCTCTGGTTTCGTAGCGTCTGCGTCGACCTCGACCTCGACCTCTGCAGGCGCAGGCGCAGGCGCTACCTTTCCGCCTGCCAGATGCCTAGCGCCCTGCTCGCCAGCGTGCGCGAGGAACCAGGACGGTACGAGGTACTCGACAGCGGTTAGCATCTGCTGCGCGTCGAGCTTGCCAAGATAAACGAGTACGCCTAGCACTGCGACGACGCCGACCAGTACGGTAGCTTTACTCGACGCTGCTAGGGTTTTGAGTGCTGTTAGGCTCATGCGCGCGAGCCTATCACGGTACCGGAAAATCGGTAGCCTCGACCAGAAAGCAGGCCGGCTTACCTTTTACGGTAGGCGCTGGCGGCGTCGCGCTATTGCCTGTCCATTCGTGCTGCCAGATTGTGTCGGCAGTGCTGTCGTTAGTCGTAACTGCATGTCGGTACTGGTAGCGGCCTACGATTGGATTTTCGATAGACGCCAGGCCGCCGATAGCCTCGGTTAAGTCGACTACGACTACGCCTAGATCGTCGAGTATTCGGATCCTAATGTCGACGTCTGGATCTGCAGCTACGCCGTTTTCGTTTACCAGGTCGACGCCTAGCAGCGCGACTGTACCTGGCTGGTATCGTACTGGGTTAGCCATTAACAGATTTCCTCGAATAGCGTAGCGGTAGCGCCTAGCTCTAGCAGCGTAGCGGTAGCGCCTGTAGAGGTTAGCGTAGCTGTCGCGCCTGTCGCTGTTAGCGTAGCTGTCGCGCCAAGCTCGAGCAGCGCAGCGGTAGCGCCGCCCTCGAACAGCGTAGCTTTACCAGCAGCTGCAGCAGCCAGAAACGGAATCCTGCCGAAATGGCCGCGCAGCTGCGCATTGCCAAAGCGTCGACCTATCTGCCCTATCTGCTGCGCAGGTATCGTCATCGCTAGGCCTGCGTAAACGTCGCAGTGTTTGCGTCTACTTGGTCGACGGTAATGTCGATTTCGGTATCAGGCGTCGATATCGATCCGTCGACGGCGATAGTCGCTGTCGTATGCGTTGTCGGCTGCAGCGGATCTAGGCCTAGGATTTTCCAGACAGTACGCAGCCGATCATCCTGCGTTACCGTTAGGCCTGCGCCTACCCAGCTACCTGCGCCATGCGCGAGGCTAAGTACCGCGTCGACCTCGGTAGCGGTAGCCGTGCGCTCTGCGATGGTAAGCGCCATCGCATCGCCTGGCGCAGCTCGCGTCGATAGTACAACGTCGAGATTTGTACCGAGTATTAGGCCAGCAGTACCAGCGCCGAAAGCGCCTGGCAGTATCTCAGACCAAACAGCGGTAGCGACTGCTGCAGCGCCTAGCGTCGAGGTAGCCCAGCTACCAGCGCCATGCGCAGCGCTAAGCGCTACGTCGATATCTGCGACAAGCTCTGCAGCAGATGTACCTGCAGCGCCGCCAGCGTCTAACAGCTCGACAGGATCGGTAACCTCGTTAAAGTCGCTGCGCGTCGATACCGCTACGTCGAGGTTAGGCGCTACGACTGCAGTGATAACGCCAGCGTCGAGCGCCTCGACATGCGAGCGCATACGGCCGCCTGTTAGCGACGCCGGTAGTCTGGTCTGGATATCGTCCGTATCAGATTGCACAGCAGCCAGCGCAGTAGCTGTCGCTAGATCGTCTAGGCTGCTAACGAAAAAGTCGACCGATCCGCCTACCGTATCCAGAGGCGCCAGGATTACGGATAGCGTTACGCCGTACTGCCCTGCGCCGTGCGTAGTCGAAAAAGCGCCAGCGATATCGAAAAAGTATTGGCCCGCGCCGACCTCGGTAACCGTAGGCGCAGCTAGCGTCGCAGTGTTTCCTGGATTGCGTACCGTGATCGTAAAGTTGGCCGTTACTAGACCAGTACGCGCAGCGCCCGATCCTGTACGGACACTGAAAAAGTAGCGATACGCTGCGCCTACCTTACCGATCATGATCTAGCCGTCTGCATGCGCGCCGTTATCGCTGCGCTCGAGCGCAGGCGTCGAGCTTGTCGCCATCGCTGGCAGCTCGGATAGCTGCTGCAGCTTGGCTAGCAGATTCACTGCGACCCCTACTGGCTGCGAGCTAGGATTCTGCGCGATGTAATCGGCTATTGCCTGCAGCGTCTGGGCGTCGATTGCGTAGTGCTTCATTCTTCCGAACCTTCCCAATAGAACGCGCCGCATATCTTACATGCGCGGCATGGTTTACCGTTAACAAATGGCAGCGGTACGCCATTGCGCATAAGCAGATCGGCTACCAGCTCTGGCAGCTTTTCCAATTCCTCGCGCGAGTATGGATCGTGTTTCTGGCAGCGTTCTATATCCATGCCGGTATCCAGTGAGGTACGCCAGCGACGTCGACCTCGACCCATTTGCTCTGGGCTGCAGCAGTAGGGCCGCTGCCGCCGGTTAGGCCAAGCGTCGCAGCGCCGCCAGCGCCAAGCGCTATCGGTCGGTTAATGTCGAGCCTACCGTCGATGCGTACGCGGCCGCTGGTATTGCTTTGCCAGATCGCGAAATTGAGCGTACCGCCGCTAGGGTTACCGCTAACCTTTAGGCAGCTGCGATTCGTGCCGATGCTTGGCGCTGTTTGAATCAGCATATTGGCAGCGTCGACTACCGAGCCGGTACCCAGCGTCGCAGCAGGCGCGTTTACCGTCCATTGCGTTAGCGTCGATAATGCGGCGTCTACGGTATGGTTTCCGCCTGCAGTGTTTAGGCAGTTGGCGTAATCGCCTGCCAGCGTAATCGTTCGCGCTGTAGCGTTTAGTGCAAATGCCCAATTGCTGCCAGCTGGCGCTACTCCGAAACCTAGGCGCGTCGAGGTAACCTGTAGGTTCCCAGCGCCAGAGGAAATAAAATCAGCGCCAGCGCCGCTGGCGCCAAAGTAAAGCCGACCGGTCGTAATGCGCAAGCTGTCGCCATCTGCCAGCGACGCCAGATTGGCAGCGACTCGCGATAGCGACCAATCGAAAGTGGTTCCTAATCCGAGCTGCAGAGCGCCGCCAAGCTGCGCAGGCGCTGTACCGGTATGGCGGATAAATTGACCGGCCGACATAGCCGAATCGATACCGCGCAGGTTCGTGATACCAGCTGCAGGAATCGCGGCGAGTCGTATGCACGATAGCGTGCCGACCGTGCCGCCTGCTACGAGGTTAGGCGCGGCATAGAGCGAGTAGACGCAATCGGTTACCGAAACCGTACCTACGGTAGCGTCGACGGTAATCGTCGACAGAAAGTATGCAACGCTGGTCTGCGTTAGGTTGCCAGCAGTGTTAGGCCCGATCGAAGCCTGCGCGCGTACCGCGTTCATTTGCGAGCAGGTTTTAGCGTTAGCTGATACAGACCGAATCAGCGGCTGATGTACCATCGTGTAGATCGGCCCCAGCGTGGGCGAGCCAGTGTTCGCGCTAATAGTCGTCGCTTGATTGAAAAGCAGCGACGTAGAAAACAGAAACGCTGGATCATCGAAGCGACACTCACCAGTGGCGGCGACCATCGCGGGCGCGTCATCGTTCCCGAATGGCGCGCCGCCAGGAATATTACTGATGATCGACGAATCCCACTGAAGCGCCGCCTGTGAAACCGTGCTGGTCACTGTGCGCCCATCTGGCATGTAGCGAATACCGCCCTTGCCTGTAGGATCTGCATTAACCTCGATGGCTCGGTTAGTCGCGACGCCGTAGTTAAGCTCGTTAGGGTCGACGTTGAAAAAGTCGACGCCGCCCGAATCCTCGATGACGAGTACGTCGCCGATCGGTACTGCGTTATCGCGCAGCGTAAACGGCTGCGCAGCTGCTAGTACGATGGAAGGTACGCCATTGGTAGCGTCGTAGACGCCCTGCAGGTTCGGTAGGCCTAGCGTCTGCATTATCTGCCGCCTGGGCTTTCGCTGTTCGGATTACCGCCTCGACGCAGCCAGCGTACGTCGGTTTCGAGCGCAGTAACACGCTGCGCATGCGTTTCGCGAAACCGTTTCGATTCGCTTATTTCGTTGTCGAGCTTTACTGCGACGCCGCCAAGCGTCTGCGTTAGGCCGCCAAGCGTCTGCGTTAGGCCCTCGAGCTTGTTGTCGATGCGCTCTGAATTGTCGACCACTGCTGCATGGCGGCCTGTGTTTCCTGGCGCATCATCTGGCATGGCAGACATTCGTACGCTACGTACTTCGCCGCGCAAGCTGGCGAGCTGCTCGCTATCCTGCTTACGAAACCATGCGACCGTTCCAACGATTACGAGCGCAATCAGGATCTGCGGTACGAGCTGCGACAGCGTAGGCAGATCCATTAGAAATCCAATCCTATCTCAGCATTAGCAAGCTGTACAAAACCAGGCGCGTTAGCGATTGCGCCAGGATCGACTACCGCCTCTGCAAAGCATCGACAGTTTGGCGGCTCGCCAGGTAGGCCCTCGCCAGGCGCGCCAGTTTGCCAATCAAATTCCTGTCCATCTAGTTCCTCATGCAGCGGCCGTACATCCGAGTCGCGCTGCGATATCCAGCGAAACCTGGTTATGCCCGCAGAGGTTTGGCGCTCGCGAGTAATCTGCGTATTCAGGCGCGAAACCTGATTGTGTACGATCTGTTTTACTCGAGGCGCTAGGTTTCCGTTTGCGATTGGTACGCCCTTAGATTCCCATTTCGCAATCAGTCGCGCGGCCGATTCCTCTGGCGTAAACGCGCCGGAAAAGGAGCGCACTACCTCATCGCGCAGCGCAGGGATAATTTCAGGACGCAGCGACTTGATTAGCGCGACATTCTGGCTGGCGAATTTGTCGACCAGAATCGCAGGGTTCGCGCTTAGCTTTACGCCTAGAACGGTTTTCGGTACGCGAGGTAGGCCAGGCGTACGAAACGGGCCGAGCTTAGGCCTGCGCGGCGGTTTTCCGTTTCCGCCTCGTATGCGACTGTTTGGGCCAGGTATCGCAGCGGGCATTGTGGCGCTCTTATCGCTGCCTAGAATCACTACGCCAGCGACAGCAGCTAGCGTACCAAAAAACGCTATGCCGTGCCGCCTGTCGACGCTAGCGCCAGCTGCGCGGCTATCTTCCTCGAATTGTCGATCTGGAAATTCATCGTCTAGCAGCTGTTCGATTTCGACTAGCGCTGCCTCGACAGCGGTAGGATCTGGATCGGTAATCGACGGGCCTAGAATTTGGATCGCTAGCTCTGCAGCTCGGTCGCTGAATTTGCCAAAGCGTCGCTCGAGCTGCTCTGCGAGGCGCTTAGGAAAGTCGACAGCTAGGCCGTTAGCTGCCAAGTCCTGGCTCCGATGGTAACGTAGGCAGAGCATCGAGCTTGCCCTCTGCGATCATCTTGGCGCGTACCTCATCCGGCGATACTACCTCTGCGGTTATCAGCGCCTGCGCTGCTTGCGCGCGTACCAGCTCTGTCTGCGCCTGCTCTGCGTCGGTAGGCTGCCATAGCGAATTAAATTCGATGGACCAATCTGTAGGCGGCGCCTGGCCGCGCTTTTCGCGCAGCAGCAGCTCGAGGCCTACGATGCGCGTTAGAATCGGCTGCAGTACTAGACGCTGCTGCGAGGATACGAAGTCGAACCAGGCGCGAATCTCGCTATCAGCGCTAGCGTTTAGTCCGCTCGGCTGCTCGCCTAGCAGGATCGTACGCGGCATGTCGGTCGCTCGTACCAGTCCGTCGACGAATCTGCCTATCAGAGCATCGAGGCCTGCGACGCTGCGCGTACTTTCGACGTATTCGTCCTGCGTATCAATAACCAGCGTGTTTAGGTTATCGATAAACATGCGCATCGTTTCGACTGCTGTGCGTAGTTCCTGCTTACTCTTGCCGCTACCGGATGCTCGAGTACGAAAGTCAACTAGACGCAGAACCATAACCGATAATTCGTGCATGATGTTTTCTGCGTAGCCCATCACACTACCGAGGCGCTTTAGATCGGACCAAACGCGATCCAGTACGCTAGGCGGCCATCCGCCTCGAGCGACGATGCGCGTAGGCGGCACGCGGATGCCCTCGACGCGAATTACGCGCGACCCATGTATCGACCGCGCAGCAGAGCCGCCTGGCGCGATTACGTCGTAGGCCTCTGGATTGCGAAACGCGCTAGAGCCTAGGCCTGGATCAAAGCTGCGCGGCATAGCAAACGGAGATTCGATAACCTGCAGCGACAGCAGGCGATTAGCTCGGGCCAGGTCAATCGGCTTATCCATTGGCGTATTATCGTTAACAATCAGAACGATAATCGAGCCGCCGTACAGGCGCGCCCAGCGCCATCCGTCTGCTACCGCCTCGTTAGTACGTAGCGCGCCGAAACCTTCGCCTAGCTCTGCGTAGTCGTAGTTAGGATCGCTGCCTACTACCGACCAGCCCTCGCGCGTACCATCGTCGACTACTCGATCCACAATGCGCGCGGCCATAGGCTCATGCTCGTACAGCGCATCGAGCTGCAGACAGTCTAAATCCTCATCTGCGCCGAATCGCGTAGCGGTCGACTTATCTTTACCGGTACCGAGCGCGGTAACCACGTTGCTATAGTCGTCGGTATTAGGCTGCAGGTATTCTGCTGGATTTGTCATGCTAGATATATGCGCTTAGCGGCCCTGCAGATGGTTTTAGCATTAGCTCTGTTAGGCCCCATACTACAGCGTCGAATCGGTCGAAACCTTCTGTATCGCCTGGCTCGCGCGTGCATAGCTGTTCCTCTAGCTCTGGCAGTACGCCCACATGATGGACCTTTTTCCGCTCGTACAGCGCGGAAACAGGTTCGGCGCGTATCATCTTACCGCGACTGGCTCGTACCTGCTTTACGTTTACGCTTGGATCTATGGCTCGGATTGTGCTCTCGACCATATCGCCGCCATTGTTTACCTCTGCGACGATGCAATCTGCGCCAAAGCGTCGGTACATAGCTACCGCTACACTGGCCCAGCTTTCCGGGCTACCTCTGCGCGATCTATCCTCGAGTACGTAGCCCTCGCCTAGCTCGCAGCGACCGCAAGCCACTAGTCCATGCTCTGCGCTAGCCTCGGTATCGCTAACTGCTGGGTCGACAGCGATTACGATGCGCTCGAGCATAGGCGCATGGTCGACGCGATATGGATCGATCATAGCGAGCGACCAGAGCGCGCCCTCTACCTCGTCAATTATTTCGCCCTCTAATTCCTGCCTACCTATGCGCGTACCTGCAAAGTACTCGTACAGAGTCGAGCGTACATCTGCGCTTAGATACGGATTGTCGCGCGTAGCTGCTCGCGTAACTACCGTATCGTTTTTTTCCTCGAGCTTGCGCAGCAGGCGCGAACCTTTAATCGGCGTCGAGGTAAGCAAAGCTCTGGCCCATCCGATGCGCAGCGCAAATTCGATTGACTCAAACCATACTTGCTCATTACGCGCCCAGTGTTCTACCTCGTCGGCCCATACCCATGCGAGGTTTGGGCCGCGCAGCGACGCAGGCGATCCAGCTGCGTACAGATGGCCGCGTACGCCATTAGGCCAGGTAATTAGACCTTTGCCTGGCGACCATTCTGGACGGAAATCCAGCGGCGCGGTAGCGAGCAGGCCGCTAGGGCCCTCGACCATGGTAGCGATTGCGTCATCCCATGCGCGGCCAACTATTCCGATTTCTCCGCCGCGAATCTTGTCGGTATCTCGCGCTATCTCATGCGTAGTTTTCGCGCCAGTGTAGCTTTTACCGGTACCTCTACCGCCTCGAAAAACCCAGCGACGCCAGCTACCTCGCGGTACCTGCTGGTACGGTAGCGACCAGAGCGACCAGTCGCTAAGCGTAGCGATGATTTCGTCGACCTCGAGCTGCGATACGTAGTCGCGCAGCTGTGAAGCGTCGAGGCTAGCCAGCAGGTTAGCTATCGCTGGCAGCTGCGTCTGGTTTTCCAATGATAGCCTCGAGGCGCTCGAGCAGCTTACTGCGCAGATCGTCGACCTGCCCTGCTGGCATTTCGCTATCGCCGCCAGCGCCTGCTGCCCATTGGTTAGGAAAGCGTCGCTCGAGGAACCAGATACGAGCGCGGTAATCGTCTGTCGCGCGGATAACCTTTAGCTCGGTATCGACTAGGCCTGCCTCGACCTCGCGTACGCGCCTGGCGAAACCGCTGCAGTGCTCGGCGCCCTTATCGCCTGCGCGCAGCCAGCGGTCGACCTTTCCCGGATCTAGCTGCGCAGCTCTGCAGGCCTCGACGCGAAACAGGCCTCGAGCAAGCAGCTCGAAAAAGCGACGTAGGCGTACCTCGCCATAAACATCCTCTGGCGTATCTCGCCTAGCCATGTACCTAGACTAGCGGCATTACGCCAGCCACGATCCATTCTCCGTTTGCGCCTAGCGTATCGTCGAAAAGCAGCTTAACGGCCTGCGGCGTATTGAACGTAGTCGTAAAGATTGGGTTACTGCCGCCGCCCTCGCTATCGACGTCGACAATAAATCCTGCATGCGCACTATTGAATGTTAGCCATACCTGCTCGCCATCCTCTGGCGGATCGGGCGCGTCCATGTTTACGGTTAGGACTCGGTTAGCGGTTAGGCCGGAAATCTCGATTAGAAATTCAGTACCTTGGTTTTTTAGCGCGGCGTCTCGAATAACAACATTGGCGACGCTGATAGATACGCGAGTCATATCAGTATCGATCTCGCGCGTAGATCGATGCGCCTTTACGCTCGAGCCGCCTACGCTATCCGCCTCGAGGATATGCGCATCGGCTGCGCCTGCGAAGCTGCCAGCGTCGAGCCAGCCGGTCCATTGCCCTAGTACGTTTCGTACCTTGTTAGTAAATTCTGCGACGATTGCGTTACCAGGTACGGATCCCTGCGCGACTACCGCCCAGCCAGAGGGGTTAACCTTGGTAGGATTACCGACAGCTGGGCCGCTGCTAAAGTTAACATCTGTAGCCCAGGTAAAAACAACGTCGACGCTTGGTTTAGTAGCCATGTTTTAGCAATCCGTAGTTATGACAGTCGACCAAGTAGCGCAGCCGACAACTGCGACAGAATCGCTACACCAGATACCGCTATCGGTTACCGCGACAGCTGAGGAATCCCATAGGCTATCAGCTGCGAGAATGATAACCATGTAGCCAAGTACGCCAGCATACGTCGCAGTTTTGAGGAATCGCGCCAGCAGCTGCGCCTCGCTAAGCACTAGGCCAGGTACGTCGACCTCGTACGAGGATGGCGGATTATTCGTTAGGCGTACCGGTAGCGCGGTTTCGCCTATGAAGGTTCGGCAGATCGTTACGATGTTCTGGATCGTTCCTGTCCAGTTAGCGTCGTCGCGAGCTGCCGATAGCAGTAGCAGTATCTGTATCTCGAGGAACGTACGGTAACGCGCATCGGTAAAACCTTCGCGCTGCAGGCCTACGACTGCGCCAATCGCGTCTAGCTGTACGCCTACGGATATGGGCAGGTCGAAAGCGCCAGCGACCTGCTCTGCTACCAGCTTGTAATTTTGCGCGCCCTCTGCGAAGTCGATCATTAGCTCGCGAAAGCGTCGATTCGCGAGCTGGTCGTCCATCTGCACTAATACACGCACGTCGGCTAGCTGCTCGAGCGTAAGCGACGACAGATCCGGCGGCACGTTTTGACCGGCCGAAATCTCAAATGCAAAGCTAGGCAGAGCCATTATGGCGGCGTTTCATTTCCTGCAGCGTCGACTGCGAATATGCGGATGGTAGGCGCTACCTCCCATCCGCTATCAGGTACGACCGAATATGCGAAGCCGCTGGCGATAGCGATGCGCGTCGAATCGATGGCGAAACCAAGCAGAAAAGCGTCGCCATCATGTATCACGTATTCAAAGCTCGACTGCTTGGCTAGAACCATGATTCTGCCGAATCCGTTTGCGTCTGTTACGTCGAAAGTAATCGGCTGCTTTCGAGCGATTGCAGAGCCAGGTACCGGTAAGAAATTCGCGATAAGCGGCGGCGCTGTATCTCCGCTAAACGTAAACGCCAGGCGCTGCGCGAGCGACTCGATTCGCTGCGGCGCTATCGCTGCGTCTGCTGCTGTCCAGCCTAGAGCTTGCGGAAATTGGGCCATGGCTAGGTGGCGCTCGGCGTGGTTACGCCGTCCCATTCAAAGTTCACATCGCCCCATGATATGCGATCCGGGTTACCGCTACCTGCCCGCTCGAACGTAGATCCATTCGCGCGGATTGCTCCATTCCACTGCATGAAATCCGAGAATCCTTTTATGCCGGATGGAACCAGCGCTGCGCGTCTACCGAATTGGATCGGCGCGCTAACATCCTCTCCATTGTCGTCCTGCGATGCGCCTCCTGGGAAAACATAGTTACCACTTGAGTTAACAGACAGAGCAGGTACCGATTCCCACACGGCCGATCCGGGTGTAAATCCTGCAGTGCAGGCCTGTGTGTCGCTGCGTGTCTCAGTCGACAATCCGGCGCGAAGAAAACCGGCGCCGCCGCCATCCTGAAAAAATACGATGGAGTCGACCTCTCCTGGCTGCAAACCATCCGTTAGCGGAATCATAGTCATGCCGCCGTGCTCGGTAGTTAGATCGCCGGATGCGTTAGCGAACACATACCAGCCGTATGGCGCTGCGTCGTCGGCGCCAGCGTGCAAAACCTTGTTACCGGTTAGCGTTAGGATATCGGTTAGCAGGATCTGTTCGCCATCGGTCGCAGTAGGGATAGCTGCGATTGTTCCGCCTATGAAAAGCGCGCCTGGCGAATACAGTAGCGACCACTGCGTATCGGTCGCAGTCGTACGATAAAACAGGTACTCGCGGCCGCCGTCCGGCTGGCGAATCACAAACCAGCTAATCGAGGTCGCTGCGACGTACTGCGACAGATCCGAAAACGATGCGATGTTATCGCCTGCGCCGCCGGTAGTACCGTCGCTCGAGCGCGGTACAGTCCAGCCAGGCCCGGTCGGCGATGCCGCGCGCATGAAATCCAGCCACTGAAATAGGTATTTCAAAACGCTATCCGTACCAGCGTCTGCAATCGTAACATTCGGGGCAAATCGCATCGTCATAACTAAACCTGTACCACTGTTAGGTTTCCGGAATCGTAATCGGCTATCTGTCGAATACCGATAGACAGCTTAGCGACCGCAGCTGGCGGCGCTGGCTGGATCGATAGGCGCACGGTTACATCGTCGACGCCGCTAATCGTGCCGCTCTGCAGCATGTCGTAAACGATACCGCGAAAGTCGAGCGCCAATACGTCGCGCCCTACTTCCTCGAAACCGGCCTGCGCTACCAGTATTACCTGCGCAGCGACTACCGCCTCTATGTTCGGCGTGATCGGCGATTCACTGGTCGAGGTAACGAGGTCGATTTCGATTTCGATATCTTGTACGTCGACGGTATCGAACGCAATTACGTGCGCAATTCCCTCGGTATCGATAGACGTACCGCTAAAACCTGTACCGTACGCTTGGCCGCCTGCGCCCATGGCGCTAAAGATGGCGTCGAATATCAGCTGCTGCAGCGCAGCGGTAGGTACGGTCGGCTGCGTCTGCGCTACCACGTTGAAAGCTTTAAACGGTATACCGTCGACGTCTGCAGGATTTACGCTCGGATTATGGTAGGCGTTTACGCCTATCACGCCGTCGACGCGAGATACTGCAGCTCGAATCGTCGCGAGCGGGCCAGTACCCTGCGAGAAAAGCTCGACGATTCTTCGCGCCCTTGCGTCTGCGTCGCTTTCCTGATTCCTGCCTAGCTCTGCGTCGTCGGCCGGATTGGTAAAGCCTACGAAGTTTGCGACCACTGTTACGACCGACCAGGATGTAGCAGCGTTAGCGAGCGTAGGCCCGGTATCTACAGCCTGGAATGTGGCAGCGAAAAAACCAGCGCCGCCAGCTACGACGGGCCCGTTTATCAATTTCCAAAGCGTATCGTTATCGCTGTTACGGATTAGGTCGCCATCGTTTAGCGATCCTGCTGCGCTAAATTCTGCCAGCCCATCGACTACGCTCGACAGAGCGCCTAGTCGCGTCGAGCCAGTAAGCGTAAGCAGCCTATCGAGCGCAGAGCCTATCGCGCCATTGGGGTCGAATGATCGGTAAACGGCTAGCAGCGTCTGCTGGTCGACTGCGCGCAGCTCTGCGACGATGTTTACCAGCTGGCCCATAATCGAATCAGCAGAGGTTTTAGTATTCTCGCCAAATGTCGCGCGAATCTTGGCGGCTAGCTCGTCTGCGATTTCCTGCTGCGTCTGCGTCGACAGGCCGGTAGTAGTTAGCTCGAGGGCCATTATGGATAGATCCTGTATCTGGTATTCAGCTGCGCGAAAAGCTCTGCGGTTTCTGCGTCGCTATTATACCGATCATACGCAGCGAACCAGCCAGGGCCCCACAATCCGCCGCCAGCTGGCGCAGCGCCTGCAGCAGATAGCAGCGTTAGCGGATAATCTGGCGCTACGTCTGCAGGCGCTGCAGCGTAGGCAGCTGTTAGGCCTGCTACGACTGCGCCGTTTATCTGCGTCTGTACGCCAGTCGCATCTAGTCGGATTGCGATAATCTTATCTGCGCTAGCTGCTACCGCAGCAGTTAGGTCGAGCGCGAAAGCGCCGCCGCCATTGGCTACGCGCAGCTCGAGGTTTCCTGCTACTCGACGCAGGCGTATTCCTACATCCGTCGACGCTGCGCCATCCATGGTAGCGAATAGCGCGCCGTCTGCGTCTGCTGGATCGGTAGTTACCACTGCGACGGTAGCGCCCAGCGCATTGTTTAGAAATTGCCAGCTCGAGGCAGCTGCAGAATGTAGCAGGAAATCGTCGACGCCATCCGGCGCCATGTTCTGCAGATTGTTTAGGCCTAGCGTCTGCAGTACTGGCGGCTGCTTGGTAGGCGCTGCTTGGTCTAGCGTGCCGCCTATCGCGCCCTCGTCGACCATGGACGCGATACCTACGTCGAGCGTATAGCGTCGTCGCTCGAGGTCGAGCCAGCTCTGTAGGCCATTGGCAGGCGGCACCCATGGCCCTGGCGGCGTAGGACTACCTGCAGCGAAATCGATAACCTGTCCAGATGCTAGTACGCGCCCGGTTATGGTTAGCGTGCGAGTTAGCGTATCCAGCTCGGTAGCTAGCTCGAGTACCTCTGTTACGCCCTCGCGGCCCTGGATAATTTCCGAAATGATAAAGCGAATCGCGTCTAGCGACGTACCGCGCTTAAAGATGATCTGCAGGTACGGTACGCCTGCGTTTCTGTCGTATGGCGTTTCGCGCAACCAGGTACGCAGAGCCATTTCGATATCCTGCCGGATGGCGTCGAAATCCGTAACAAATGAAAGCTCGCCGTTAGTCAGGTCGAGGTCATAATTTGTGAGCTTAAGATCCATTAGTCGAGGCCTATCCGTTCCTCTGCTGCTGGCCCATCTGTTGCGACGCCTACGTTGGTAGTAGTCTGTAGGCCTGCGCCAGCTGCGCCCATGGGAATCACTGCCTCGCCATTTGCTTTTATCTCTGCGATGATTCCTGCAGCGTAGGCGTTAGCTAGCACTGCCAGGCCCTTGCGTACCGCTGCGTCGTCGCTGTTTTTAATTGCGTCGTAGTCTGCGCCATACTCTGCAGACATACCTGCATCATGCGAGTCGTACAGCGTACGCGCCAGGCCGCTACCGCTAGCCGTACCTGCGTCGCTAATCGAAACGCTGCCAGCTGCCAGAGCCATTACTCGACCTTTCCTTTGATGCTGCCAATGGTAGTCGGCAGAATCAGCGCAATCTGCGCAAGCAGCGTCGACTTGAACGATGCGCCGCCATCCATTGGAACGGTAACAGTAGCGGTAACCGCAGTCGTTAGCGCCAGTAGCAGCGACTCTGCTTTCGTAATCGACTCGGTAGCGGTAGGGCCAAGCTTGATTAGCGGCGTACCTTCTATCACTGTACCGCCAGCTGGCGGCGGCGTTATCGGTTTCGCTGTCGGTCGCAGGCCTGGATAAAAAACGGAATCCTTTAGCGCATGCGTAAACGCGAAAACAGGATCGCTAGGTATACCGGCCTGCATCCATGCCTCGAGCGACCGGTCGCTAACATGCAGCAGGCCCGTATCGCCTGGCGTTAGCGGTATCGTTACATATCCCATAGAGCCGCTCATAAACTGCACTGGTATGCGCGATAGCGTAATGGGCGCGAGTACCGCCTCTGCGTTTGGCGGCACGCCCTTTAGCGTGAGGATATTCTTAGGTATGCGCGCAGCGTCGGTTACTCGTACGACTGGCAGCGCATCGACTGTTAGCGTCGCAGTCTGCGTAGCTGGATCGTAGGCAATAATCGTCGATGGTATATGCGTACGAATCGACAGCTTGATAGCTCGAGCTAGCGACCGATTGATATCGCTAAGAGCTGGCGTTTGGCTAAGGTCGTAGGCGTCGACCGATCTATTTTCGCGACCCATTAGAAAACCTGCAGCCGTCGAGCTATGCCGCTCATAGTGGAATTACCCTGCGTCGAGCCATCGAATTTAATCTGCTCGATGCGCATCGGCGCGCCGCCTATCGTTTTGATTACGCCCGTCTGGAAATCGAAATCTTGGAAAAGTACGAGGCTACCTGGCTGGACAGATGGCAGCGCCAGCGCCTCAAACTGTAGGCCGCCATCGTCCTGCTCGCGAAAGTCGAGCAGACCAGAAAAGGGCGCGAGCAGCGGCGGCGCGAATCCTGGCGGCGTAGGAAGTATTCCGTTTTGGTACACTACGAACAATCCATCTTGTATGCCCCACGATA